GCCGAATTGGAAGTCTTCCTCATCGAGCGCGTAGATCGAAGCCTCCACAGTATCGGGAAAGTCTTCCCACACAATGATGCTCTCAATAACAAAACGAATAGGGACCCCAGAGTTCCTAAACACCTGCTCTACCTGACGGACCCAGTCGATTGCTCGACGCCACGGTTCCTCATTACGGTACCACTGCGGGTGTAGCACAATAGAAAGCGAGACGGGCGGCTCCCCACTCACTGAGTAGGTGCCGTCCTCGTTCTCCTTGATGTCTGAGATGACCGCAGGGTCCGTCCAGTACAGCTCTCCCTTCATAGTACGCAGGGCATACCAATGTCCGCGCCCACCTATCTCTCCGACCGGAGAATCAAACGGTATCATACCGCCCTCGGCTTCGGCCTTAGGGAAGAAGAACCCCATGAACGCTGCCCATGCGAGCAGCAATGCAAATGCTCTGAAGATTGTCATTTACGCTCCTCGATGCACTCAGTCGACATGCCCGGCTCGTGTGAGAGCTTAGGCTTCTTGTCTGCCTTCTTGTCCTTGTTGAAGATACGGTCATAGTTGTCGTTGAACTTCTGTCCGTACGTACGTTGACGTGATCCTTTACCAGCCATGATTTACTCCGTTTTTTAGGTCAAACTCTTTAGCCTCTCGGACAGCCGTTAGAACCTGTCGATTAACGATCTTACGTGCACCTGAGATCAGCTCGGTAAGGTAGACGTGGTCCTTAGGTAGCTCGCTTAGATGCCGCTCAGTTACTTCGCGCTTACGATTGGCATACATGACAGCTGCCTCGAGTACAGTTGGTACGGTATGGCTGACCCAGCAGCGTTTCGGATGCGATAGGTCCTTGCACCTTGCTCGATAGCCTTTGCCGTTTAGCGATACGCCTTGCGGTAGTTCTCCACGGACAGCGCCGCTGTCGACTAGCGCAGTGTTCAGCGACCTCGGTATGAACGCACATGCCTCCGGGCTGTACATCTTGTTGCCCGGAACCCGTATGTCCTTATCGAGGTCCCATCCGGGTACGTACATAGCCTGCCACCAGCGGTAAAAGTTACTGAACGTCAGCCATTCATCACAAACGGTCACGCCTTCGTACGTGAGGTTCTTAGCTTTAAACTTAGGACAATACGCCCGCGATAGTAGACGCTTCCAAGCGTTGTATGCCGGGTGCATGACCTGCTTGCCCTCGGCTGTCGAATTTACCGGACCCATGTCGCTCACACCGATGCCAAACACGGTCGGTTCGGTCTTGCCATTCGGGACCATCTCCCAAGGCTCTATAGATTCAAGGGCTTTAATCATTTGTCATTCCCTCCGGGTTGACCTAGTACCTTGCGTGCAAATATGCGATCAGCTAGGTGGCTGTGCAAGCAGTGCTCAGGCTGAAAGAAGAACAGCATATCAATCAGCTTCACTGCCCATGTGCGTTTCTCACGGTAGCAGCGTCCACTAACAGTCTCGTTGCAGTCGCCACAGAAGACGACCGCATTGAGTAACTGAGAGAGCGCAGCAGCTACGTTAACGATATACTTCATCGCTTCAGCTCCTCAGGGTGATTCTCCAGCATATACAGCATCTGGAGTATGTTGCACATCGCGTGGCCTAGATGGTTGCGTCCTGACTCCGGGTCAAGGTCTTCGCCGCTTTGCCATGCAGACATATGTCGCATAAGGCAGGCGTAGCTGACTCTCCAATTAGTCGGCTTCATCCAGTTGTCCACCGCGTACTTAGTAGCGCCGTACTCTAATACGTGAGCAGCCTCCTTCATGGCTGCCATAGGTATCAGTGAGTAGTCCGGCTTGCCGCTGTTGTACCGCAGGCTACGGTTAGGCTCTGCCTTATCAGCAGGATGCGCTAGGTGACCGTACAGAGTATCCGGGAACGGCTTATTGCGGTCGCTATTCGTAGTCATACTCATCCTCCTCGTCATACATGTGCATCTTGACTAGCGTTTCCTTGAACATCTCCAGCATGAGTACACACTCAGCCACTCCACCAGCGTTTGTACGGATCGCTAAGCCATCCTCCCCGAAGGTGAGCACTAGGACATCTGTGAAGTCATCGTCCTCCAACAGCTCATCTACGCGGCCCTGTAGGCACTCCTTGGCGTTGATGCGCTTAGCCTCCGGGTACAGGTCCACTACATTACTCATCGCCCTCCTCCTCCGTGTCTACGGTTATGACTTGGATTGCACCAGTGATGATACCTTCCAACGCATACTCCAGCATGCTGATTTGACGCAGGAGGTACGTAATGTACACCCCTGCCCCAACCAGAGCTGCTCCTAAGATTAGCTCACTCGACATCTTCTGGCCTCCAGTCGTTGTCAACTCTCCAGTCGTCTATGTAGTTGACTAGCTCATCCACAAGCTCAGCGGAGCTAATGTCCAAGAAGTCAACGATCCCGTCCGGGTCCATGCAGTCTCGCAGGTAGCCGCATAGTACCATCAAGTCCTCGTTCATGCCTCACCGCCCTCAATGACTGCGTTATAGGAAGGTACGTACTCCTCATCCAGTTGCTTAGGCACTATGGCAGGCGCTGCCTCTGAGTACAGCTGCATGATGGCTGAGCGTAGGTCGGCCTTGTTCAGCTGGTACCGGGTGGCTAGTACGTGAACGGCGTCGTGGATGCCAACTCCAGCTAGCTCCTCATAAGCGCCGTCTACAAACTTGCGTGCTACGTTTAAGATACTCATTTGACTCTCCTGACTTTCTTACCAAGGTTCATGGGTTCGGCATAAGGTATGCCATCAATTACTACACCGCATCCGATAACCGGCTTCTTAGCGAAGTGTTTACCGTACGCGAACGCTAGGTGACGGTGGTCTACCCCACAGCCTACAGCCATACCCCAGACTAGCTCTTGGTCTGTGGCGGTGTAACTCACGCCTAGGTTACTGTGGTTATGACCGGACACACATGGCCGCATCCGCATCTCACAATCTTTGCGGAAGCCGTTGACGCCCGTAGCTGTCTCGCCGTGGTGGTAGACCACACCGTCGATCTCGACTTGGTCGGTTACGTTCCAGCCCTTAGGCATGCCGAACAGGTCCTCGATTGGGCGTAGGAATATAGACGGCTCCATGCCCAGCTTGCGTAGCTGCCGTGCAGGGATGCGGTCATGGTTGCCCATAATCAACGTCAGCTTAGGGAAAGCGTCATACCATGCCTTGGCCCTGTCGAACGCTGACTCATACTCACCGAGTACGTTGTGTAAGGTAGGCTCAGAGTCATGGAAGGAGAGGCTATGGTTATCAATGAAGTCACCAATATGAACAACGGTGTCCACTTCCCACGCATCAAACGTCTCCTGACAGAACTCTAAGTAACCGTCCAGCTCGAACGGTAAGTGTGTGTCGCCTATGATTCCTACTCGTGCCATCCTAGTCATCCTCTCTGTCTAAACTAGCTACAATTAAACAGCCGATTGCTAGGCTGCTGAGGGTTAGCAATAAAACAAACAGCGTCGTCTCTGTCATGCTAAAACCCCACCTCTACAAATAATGGAAGTAGGCCAAGTATCGCAAATACTACTAACCCGGCTACCGCTATGCTTACTGTTTCCCAGTCCGACATTGTCTCTCCTCGTTTGTCTTGGTCTGGTGGCATTCCTTGCACAGTACCTGAAATCCGTCGACCTCGCAGAACATACGTTCCACAAAGCCGGGGAGATCGTCGAATGACTTCAGCGACCCTGCCGGTACTATGTGGTCTACCTCTACCTGTGATGCGCCGTGCCACTTATCGCAATGAGCGCAGACATAGGTGTTGTACTGTACCTTTGCCAGCTTCTTTGCTTCGTGTTTCGGCCCCCATTTCTGAAACGCAGAGCGCAGGGCTGAGCGGATGAAGCCAAAGTATCTGGCCTCGGTCCACTGCCCTCCGTTGCGCGTTCGTTCAACTCTCCTTCCCATTAGGGAACTCCCACATCTCGTTCTGGTGCCTGCGTATCCACAAACACCGCCCCGTTTTCATCAACCAAGTGTCCAGCACCTGCTCCTTTTCGTCCAGACACATGCCAACGTCGTCGTACGCGTCAGAGTATATGGCCCTGACGTGAGCGTACATCTCCTCTGGAGTGTCCATTGTATCGAGCGGTTCGTACAGCGGTTTGGTTGCCTTCTTGCCGAGACGCTTGAACAGCCCCGGTATGTTGTCGGTAGCGTCGCCCGTCAGCATCTGCTTGTAAAAGAACCTATCGGCGTCTTCAGGGCTTATCATGTACACCTCCCTTTTCTTCCAGTTGTAGTGCCAACCCGGCACACCATCTAAGTCCTTGTCCAATGTAGCGATGCCGTAACCTTTCTCCACAGCACCGTACCCCATTGCGTCGTCTGCTTCCTCGCCCTCGATGAGGATGGCGTCAAGGTTCTCAATCATGAACTTCTTGATCTCCGCATAATGTCGCGGCTTATCGGTGTTCTTGCGATTGCCCTTGTAGTCATCCGTCACCTCGTCGCGGTAGTTGCCCTTACCAGTCAGGTAAATCTCAATACCGTCAGCGTTGAGGTCGTACATAATAGACTCGCATGCGCTTCTTGCTGACTTCAGGGCGTAGGAGACAACATCCTTCTCAGCCGCGAAAGCCACAGAGTATAGGATGATGTCCCCGTCTACGCCCCAGATCATTACAACGCCTCGATGTCTTCGAAGCTGTCCTCGAGAGACTCAGCCTTGGCGATCTCACGTACTACCAGCTTCATGAGACGTGGGCTGGTGCCCGAGCGGTTGCCCATAGTCCAGTCGAAGGGCTTCAGCAGCGCTTCTACCTTGGAGCCGGGACCTACCTTGTTGGAGTCCAGAGGCAGGCCAGCGTCGTCCACAACAGTCTCGAACTTCGAGTTGTCGATAGGGAAGCTAGACTTGCACTCGATGAAGCGGCCACGGTTATACGCGTCGTCCTTGAACTTCACGCTGATCCCCAGCTCTTCCAACTTTTCTACAGCCGCATCTGAGAGGTTCGACAGCTGTATGCTGTACTTGCCGCTCATCTGATTCGGTCGAGTCATTGAAGGGAATGAAACGGTTGCTGCTACTTTGATTACTTGGTTGTCCATCTTTGATCTCCTGATCGTTAGTGTGTATCGGCCCACGATGAACCGATTCCATATTCGCCGTCGAGAGGGCACCTAAGTTGCAGCTCCCTCCCGGCTTTGCGAATTGCGTTACGGAAGACTACACCGACTCGCTCGGCATATGCTTCCGGTACCTCTACTTGGAACTCGTCGTGCACCTGAGCCACTAGCTTGTACGGGTATCCGTATTCAGCCAGCTGCTGAGTTGCTATAACGAGCGCCTTCTTCATTACGATTGCTCCTGCACTCTGTAATAGTGTGTTGAGTGCTGCGTGTTCACTACGTACATGAACTCGTCTTCCGTCAAGTCCCCTGACATGACCGCGTTTAGCAGCAACGCCAACCCGGCTGAGTAATCGGTTGAGTGCCGGAAGTGACTGTAGGAACTTGCTCTTGAGCCTAGCTCCTTGAGCTGCTCCTCCTCCAACGATTGAACCAATCTTACCGTCTCCCGCACCGTAGAGAAAAGCGTAGATAAAGGTCTTAGCATTGTCTCGCGTCGGCAAGCCTGCCGCCTCCTGATTATGTGTGTGGATGTCGCCGTGCAAGATCAAGTCAGTGTATTCACTGTCGTCCATGTAGTGAGCCAACATACGCAACTCAAGACCAGACGCGTCAATACCGACCAGCTTGTTGCCGGGTTCGACAATGAAGCACTGCCGGTATACGGCATCGCTGGGTATCTGTGCCATGTTGGGCGCACTGTGAGTCATACGTCCCGTAACAGCACCGCAGGTGTTCACTCGTCCGTGTATGCGTCCGTCCTCACGAACCGCATCCAGCCAAGATCGCAGCATTCCAAGTCTCTTTCCCAGAGTAAGATACTCCAAGACAAGGTCAGCCTCTGGAATCCCCAGCTCAGCCAGCGTTGTCTCATCGACCTTGGCCTTTCCCGTTTCAGTCCACTTCTTCCATACAGCGCCCTTGCCCTCAAGCCGTTCTGCAACTTGTTGACGCGAGCCGGGATTAAAGACCGTAACTTTGTCCTTGAGCCGTTTGCCTGTCTTCTCGGAGTAGCGTTCCTCGACGATCGGGGGAAAGACTTTCTGTAGCTCTGACTCGATCTCATCCATGCGCTCCTTGTGGTTAGTGTGCAGCATAGCCGCTGTCGGGAAGTCGAAGGCAAAGCCGTTGACCTCTTGGACCTTGGTGTACTTGGCTACTAAGTGCTCAAGCTCTACGGATTCGTCCGAGAAGCCAAGCTCCTCTTTGAAGCTGAGCATGTACTGGTAGACGTCCCAGTTGGCTCGGCAGTCTTGGAGACAATACTCCACCATCTCCTCAGTAAGCCCCGCGTCGAAGTCGGTGAAGCTGTCTTTAAGCTCTCCTCCAGCTCGCTCGGCCCAAGCGCGTAGGCTGTGGCCGCCATCAATACTAGGACTGAGTAGGCGACCGAGAACCAGAGTATCAACGACGCCACGGTTCCAATCAAATCCCCATACATTACGCAGCACCTCCAAATCGAACCCAATCAAATTGTGGCCGATCACTACGTCCACCCCTGACAGCCTGTTGTACAGTTCGTCCAGACTGTAGCACGCTGTCGCCTGCCCGGTAGTCGGACAGAAGACGCCCGCCATCCAGATCGTGTCGTGCGCTAGGTTCGTTTCTATGTCTAACACTACTTTCTTCATACTTACGCTCCGTTACATTAGAGTAATAGTATTGGCCCATCTTGCTCACAGGTCCTCCTAAGCGCCCCGAAGGGCGCGTTGATTTTCTCTCTCTCCACTAATATGCACTATCGTGCAAAAGGACACTTTGTCATTCAGCACTACCCACGATCTCACACACGCCACCAGTACAGGCCAGCTCCTGAGAGCCAGTGGTAGTGTCCTCAACCTCATAGGCCGGGAACGCTGACCAGTCGATCTTAGGCATAGCCTTAGCCAACTCTTTGTACTGCTCCGGTGTGATCTCCTGATAGGGCGCTTGCTGATACGTACCGTTATCGTACGGCAGCAGGCTAATGCCACTCAGGACATCCCAGTTATCCCAGCACCACTGCGCCACTGCCAAGAACTCGTCGTCCTTGTAGTACACCGTGATGCTCGGCTTGTGCTCACACCAGTGCTCTTGGTACAGCTTCCAGATACGTAGCTGCTCCAATGCTCCAACGTCATCCCGGCACACTGCGTCCTTGCTGCCCTGAATGGGGAAGCTAAAGATCGTCGTCGTGTCGGGCTTCATAACGCATGGCTCATGGGGCACGCCTTGGTCGATCAGGAACTGAGTCATCGGGTCCTTGTTGTCCTGCCGCACGGTACGGATGTACTGGTTGGCATAGGCCGGGTGGATTCCCGAGCTGCACAGGGCGAGCTGACTGACAGTACCACTAGGCTTGACGCAGGTGATAGCAGCGGACTGCTCGATGTCGAGCCGCTTGGCCCACTTCTTGTTCACCTTGATAGCATGCTCCCTGAGGGCCGTCAGAGCCTCTGTGAGGGCTTTGTCGCCGCGCTTACCGTTGAGTACCGGGTGGTCCATGATGCCCGTCAGAGAGACGCCTAGGAGCCTCTCGTCGTTGCAGTTGTCAGCCCACACCTTACGCAAGTAGCGGAAGTCAGTGAGCGTAGACTGTAACGTACCGAACACGGTAGCCACCTCGACCTTGTTCAGCAGGTCTCCGATTGTGTCTGTTGGTCTGACGATGACTTCGGACAGGTTGCAGAATTGTGCACTTCGGAGAAGTATCTCTGAGCAAGGATTACACCCAAAGTTATGACTAGCATCACGCCTGCCATTCCTGCCAGCAATATGCTGAGCAGCTTGGCGGCTGAAGATACCACGTTCACCAGAATAGCTTTCATATAGGGCCTTCATTTCATTCATGTAGAAAGGGAAGTCCGGCTTCTTGTCATAGCAAGCCGAGTTGTTTGCTAGCGCACGCTGCCCGTGGCCGTTCCACCAAGCGCCAGTCTTGGCACCCTGCATACGGTCACTGACTGGTGAGCTGAGTGAGATCAGAGCTGAGCGTCTAACGCCACCAACCACTACGATCTCAGCCACCTTGCACACTAGGTCATGGCACTCGAGGTCTGTGAGCTTGCGCCCAGCTGCCTTCTGGAATACGTCGATGGTAAAGTTGAACAGCTCAACCAACGGGGCCGGGCCGCTAGCCCTGCCGCCAAAGGTACGCAGCCGTGCGCCTGCTGGCCTTACCTTGCTCACGTCCCAGTGGGGTATCTCACCAGCGTACAGCAGCGCGATCAGCTGACGGTACGCCTTAGCCCAACCAATCTTGCTGTCAGCCACGACGATGGTGGTAGCGGTGTGGGTAAACTCCTCAGCCACGACAGGCAACTTCTTAACTTCCTGCCGCTCACACGAGAAACCTACGCCGGTGCCGCAGAGCAGCACGTACATGATCTCGTCGAACACCTTGGGGTTATCTATAGCCACATAGGCGCAGTTGTACCCAGCCACATGGTCTCGCTCGAGAGCCTCCCCGGCTGTCATGAGGGCACGCATACTAGGTACCACCTCGAGGTTGATGATACGCTCACGCAGCCAGTCGGCCTCTTTGTGAGTAACCATCTCCCGGTCAAGCCAGTAGTTGGTGTAACGCGCACAGGTTTCTTCCCACGTCTCCCGGCGTCCTAGGTGGTCGAGCCACCGAGCGTACCGGGATAGTGCGATGAAGTTGCTGTAGTCATTCATACGTTATTCTCCTTATGGTTTGCGGAGCAGTCATAGCGCATTCTCCGCATCTTGTACTGGATCGAACTGCGTAAGCCGTCCGGTGTCGTTATTGTACAGCAGCGCACCAGCTGGCCCGGTGAGTCCGCTGAAGCGGTTCTTGAGTACCCGGATTTGGGTAGTGTTGCGCTCAGTCTCGTCCTCAGCTTGCGCGTGGCGCTCGAGGCCAATCACAAAGTCGGAGAGTTGAGCGATGCTGGCAGAACCACGCAGCTGGGACAGGCTAGTTGCCGCCCCTTCTTCGTGTGCCTTGCCCTCTGGCCGTTTCAGGTGCGAAACAGCGAACAACACAATCCCTGTGTCCTGCGTCAGAGTCCGCAGTTTAGTCATGATCTCATCGAGTGCCTTGCGTTCATCGTTGTGCTGACCGCCTGACACTAAGATCGAGATGTGGTCGAGGATGATGACCTTGCAGTCTAGGGCCTTGGCCATGAAGCGCACGCGGCTAACCACTGCGTCCACGGTCGCCCCGGTGTCGAAGCTGGCGTCCATTATCATCAACTGGCCATCGCCAAAGACGCGGTCAAAAGATGCCTTGTACTCATCGTCGCCCCGTTTGACACAGCCAGACGGAAGGTGCACCGGGGTGCTCAGGTCGACAGACATGAAACCCTCAGCCGTGCGCTCTACGCTCTCCTCCATGAACAAGCAGCCGATCTTGTTGTCAGTGGTGTTGCGTATGTGCATAACCAGCTCGCGCAATATCGACGACTTGCCCAGCCCTGAGCCTGCCGTGATGGTTACCAGCTCGGTCGGCCTGAACCCAAAGGTCAAGTCGTTGAGCCGCTTCCACGGCCACTCGCCAAGCGCTGCAGGCTTGTCCGTGTTGAGTCGCTCCCACAACTCAGAACTGCTAAGCACGCCCTTTGGTGTGTACTGGCTGGCAGTCTCGAACAGCCGCACGAAATCACCATGCAAGTTAGCCTTGAGGTAATCGTTGGCGTCCTTGCCATCCTTCTTGTTTAGCTTCATAACTTTAAGTTTACCGGCGAAGACATCAGCCGCTTTCTCGATGGCAGCCACGCCAGCGTCGTCGTTATCGAAGCAGAGCACGATC